AAGAACACCTGTAGCTGTCACCAAGGCTTGAGACTTAGCAGTTACATCAGCCGCTGTCCAAGCTGCTGCGTCTAATCTATCAGCAAAGTAGGTATCAGCATCGGTGACATCCGCATAAGAATTTACACCTTTAGTCAAAGCCATTAGTGTCCCCTAGATTAAGAGTGGAAAACTGGCAAGATGCCCAGAGATACCGCAGAAGTAGATTTACGGTTCCACACACCAGTGGTTGAAGCCAGAGTAGCTGATACAACAGATGTCAATGCTGTAGGTACGCCGCCTTCGACAGCTGATTGGTAATCAGAGTCTGAGGGGAATACAGTAGTAGAGCCAACCCAGTCATAGCCAGCTGGATGCGCAACATAGCCCCAACGATACCAGATATCAGTAGAACCACCGCCCTTATAAGCACGTCCATCACGATAGATTTCAGTAGGCACTGGAATATCCAAAGCTTCCATAGCGATAGAGCCTGGAAGAATAATGAAGGAAGTCTTAGTACCGACGATATCTATACCAACACCAGTATTAATCTTTGTCAATTGAGCTGAACTGAAACCTTGTGATGCGCGAGTTTGCAGCAAGCGGAACTTACCGCCAAAGATTGTATTGAAGTTAATGTTAGCTTCAGATACAGTCATGTCATCTACTAAGTTAGCAGAGCGCAATGAAGCCATAACTTCAGGTGAGACTACCAAATAAGCATACTCTGGCTCGTAGTCTTTCCATGCCATCCCCATAGCATTCAAGAAGCCTTCAGCACGTCCAGCGCCTTGAATTGCAGTTGTAGAGGCAATAACAGGAGCAGAAGCGCCTAAGTCTACATAGAAACCGTACTTCTTATCAGTAGGATCATTTGTAAACGTTTGACCGCCAAGACCACTAGCACCAGATGCAGCAGCTGCGCCATTCAAAGCTTCAGAGATAGCTACACCCTTCATGACAGCTAACAAGGCATTATGCTCATCTTGGGCGCGTGTCTCAGCGAAATCACGACCAATCTTAGCCAGGCCATCTTGCTGCGTAACAATAGTTTGCAGGTTGACTTGAGTAGCGCCATGTGTACGTACAGACTTAATATAAGTGCTGTAGTCAGATGCATAAGTTGTACCAGTACCATTGGTAGAGTCCGTCAAGCTGGCAATGTTAATAGTAGGATTTAATGGTTTGAACCAGCGTACCTGACCGATAAAGGTTTCAGTATTTTTGTCAATGTTGGGGTTTGAACCCACAACACCAGTGCCAGAGAGTTTCTTGGCAGTTGTGTATGCTTCATCGGAATAAGCCGAGATAGCTGATTGTAATGCAAAGTTTGTTGCGCCTGGAATAGTCGTTGTTGGCATTTAGTTTCCTTTAATAATTTTGTTTGTGTCCAAACTTTCCTTCTGCAGCCATTCTAAGGACTTCAGATTGGGATTTCTTGAACAGAGAAGTCTCTCCTGAACCACTAGCGGGTGTGCCAGCACTTTGTTGAGAGCCGTTTCCAGATGAGCCTTTAACTTTAAACAAGAATGCATTATCTTCCAGTTTCGCATATGAGCTTACAAAGTCTGTTATTGGAACACCACTTCGATGTACCCATTTACCTTCTTCGTTCTTTACAAGCTGATTGACAATTTCTGCGAATGCCATTTCAGATGCTTTCGCATTGCGGAAGTCAAGACCTTTCAAAGCATCATTCACTGCACCATCACGACTCATTGTCGTATTTTGATTGCGTAGTGTTGCTAATTCAGCTTCTTGTGCCGCAAGGCGAATTTCATATGCTTCCTTATGCTTACCTTCTGCTTCTAAAGCTGCCAATTGAGCTTCACGTTCTTTACGTTCAAACTCAGCTGCTTTTGCTTCAGCGGCATTACGGGCTTCATAAGCTTTATCTAGATTTGTCTTGATAGTTTTAAGTTGTTCTTCAACTTTATCAGCTACCATTTTAGCAATCATTTCTTCATCGGTCAGCGTTGCAGCAGCGGCAGCCGCAGCTAAACGATCTTGTTCTTCTTTAGCAGCAATTTCTTCTGGGGTCATTTCATTTCCTTCTAAGGCACAGCCTTGTAATTTGATTAAGTAGCACAGCTACCTTTATCCGATACCATACCAATATCTGTTATTATTAAACTGTTCAGGAACAGGTGTAAGAATATCATCTTTTGATAAGATATCATCTTGCGTTAAGAGTTTTCCACCGATTCTAGAGCGCCCTACCACAGGTATTAGGCCAGTTTCGATAGCTTCGTTTAGATACTTATCGTATAGAACCCTAGGGAGTCCACGGTTAAGCATTTCATCGAGTGTTGCTTTAATTGAGTTTTGCTCAACAGCATTACCATAAATTTCACGCAGAGCATGTCTAGCATTCAACATATCTGCAGCGTTCGTGAAGAACGCATCATGAATTGTTGATGTAGGAATACCATTACGGCTACCCCATAGATGAAATTGTTTTACCAATGTTGCATCGTTCGAGTGGTTACCGTTAACAGCATAAGCAGTTCTAGCCTTATTGACGTCAGCGATATCATTTATTTTACCTTCCTTGTTTCTCAACTCCTCCCACCAATTAGGAGAAGTCCTTTGTGGAACTTGTAAAATATTTGTTATCCATTTTCCATCGGCGTCTTGATATGCTAGTTTCTCTTCAAACTGCTGTGTGAAACTTTGTTCGAGTGTCTTTCCATCGAAATTCACCCAAGGCACACTTGTCCATGATTTATCTAACTTATTCGGTATACCTACTTCGATACCTTTAGTTATGTCTTCAGAGAACAGTGAGTATTTACCTATTTTGAAACCTGTCCTGCGCTTTGTAGGAGCTTTAACACCTCTGACAACAGCTGAGAGTGTTCCATCTGGTTTGAATCCAGGCAGTCTGTTCAGAAGACTATCTATGATAGCTTCATCCTTCATACCGAAGATACGATTAAGCCAAGAAGGGAGTTTAGCTCCACGCTTATATTCACCGAAGATGTATGTACGCATAGCATCAGAGCCAGATATAGCACTTGCAGATGGCTTCGCGGTAAGCATAAAGTCTTCAGCTAACCTCCCAAAGAACTTCGTAAAGTCTCTGAGGATAGGTGTCTGAGAAGCAAGATTTTCACTCATAATCGTGGCTATTTGTTTAAAGTCTTCAGGCGTGACTACATCAACGTATGCACGACTCATTCTTTCAACAAAGTCTAGAGTCTTAGGATCTAAGAAGTATAACTGCTCCATGATATCATCGCCTGGCTGTAAACCTTTATTAAAGATATCTTTGACATCCTGCCGCAATGCGCGCAAGCTATCATACATGTCTTTGTCATAAGATTCATATCTAGCCATTCTAGCGCTAATCTCATTTAATACAGCATCCCTTTCAGAAGCTCTGACTACTAGCATTTCACCATTCTTACCAAGCACCTTCGCAAGTTTCCCTTCAACGTTCAGAATACCAGTTCTTTCACCAGCTCCATAGAACGTAACCATGTTTTGTGCTTTAGCAGCTTTCCTCAAGTCCTTTTCCGTTAACCCAAGCTTCTTATTCAACTCTCTGAAGCGTGGATCGTTATAGGTTGAGGCTGCAATTTCATCGTACAAACGTTGTTTCTGGTCAGTTGGGACAACATTACTTAGTTTAGCTAGCTGTTTATTCTTAGTAGCTAACGCTATAATTTGCGCACCACTAGAAGAAGCATCTTGCTCAAGTGCCATAGATGTTTTGTAACCAGTCAACCGCTCTAGAGAAGAAGCGGAGAAATCACCACCAAGATACTCGTTGATCCTAGACATTTCTAAGGCAAATCTAAAGGCTTTACCTTGCTCTTCACCGTCGATCTCTAATAGTAAAGGTGATTCAAGAAGCTTCCTAATATCATTAGGCTTATTCCTGCGTATCATATCACCAATAGCTATCATATCTTTACGCCAATCAAGCGCGACTTGTTGTCTCCCAAGTACAGATAAGGCATTATGCTTGCCCTCTAGGTTATCTGAGAGGCCTCCAAGGAATGCACCTATCTGGTCTTGAAGATTCAAGTACTCAGTTTTACTGAAAGGCCTCTCAGCAGCTGTATTTAAGAAAGGGCGAAAGGTTTCACCTGACTGCGGGCTTATAAAGCCTCTGTCATATATACGAGCACGATGGTCTAAGAACGGATGATTGCTAAAAGCATTACCACTATCCCTCAACCACTTCATTGACTTGAAACGCTCGTAAGCATCTCCACGCTCTATGATGTACTCTTTATACTTATTTAAATCGTTGTAGTACTGAGCCTTACCTTTGTCATCTTGGAAATTCAGAATAGCTTCTACGAAGTCATGAAACTCAGGGTCTATCTTATATTCAGCAGAAGCAGCCCAATTGAGAGCCTTTGTCATATCAGCATCAACAACTTCAGCAGGAAATGTGCTAAAGCTCGATGTAGATGTTATTGGAATTCGGGTATCATACCACCCAAGTAATCCCTCATCTACCTGATATGTCTTATAACCTTCACGTATGTAAAGGCGGTTAGCTTTTGATGTAACACCTAGCCTGAGTCCTACGTCTACTTTTCGTGAAAGACGAGAGTAGCTTTGAATACGTGGATCTACTATTCTAAGATTCACAGCAAATGTATCGTAATATGGGCCAAAGTATTTGCCTCCCATTCTACTTTTCATTCTACGTTTCTGAACACCGAATGTTTCAAGCTTATAAAAGCCTTTGTCTGCAGCCGTGTCTAATATCTTAACTCCGAGATTATACCATTCTTTTCTGCTGCCACGGTAATTTGCGAGATTATAAAGGTCTCGTCCTAACGAAGCTGCAAGTTGATCCCTATCAGGCGAATCTGCAAGCGAAAGCCTCTTGGCAAATCTAAGATAGAATTTTTCAAGGTCATTGTCACTGAGTCTTATCTTTAATTTAACGGGGAGCTTATAGTCTAAGACGTTACGTAATTCTTTAGCTATTTTTGGTGCAGTGACATCATCCCATCTATTCTTTTCCTTTATATTACCAATGAAGTTCTTGTATAAATCATCCAATTGCACTTGCCCAAGAACAGGATCAATATAATTATCTTGTTTAAGTCTTGCTAATAAACTAGCGTCCTTCCGTAATTGAGTCTCAATGTAATCAGATACGTTCATCACATCGAACTTCACCTGTCCTTGTAATACAGCTTTAAAGTTTATCCAAGGTTCTTTGTTATCTCGGAACCGTCCAAATGTAATACGCAGGTTCTCTGCAACAACAGCTCTCTCGTTGACACCCATAGTGCCTGAGAGATTATCTACAAACTTAATAATAAAGTCTTTATCCGCAGGCTTTAGCTTCTCACTCTCCATTATTAATTTATAAGTGTTAGCTAATGTTCCAGGATTGGGTTGATACATACGGGAATCATTATATGTACCAGTTATTGGATTAAACTTTAAGTTAGCTTCTGTAGGAGGTGTTGATAGCACACGATTCTTTGTGGCTTTCTTGTTCCCTATCAGAGTTCCTCGATAGTTAGTCAGTGATAGAGTTCCGTCTAGCTCGCTTGCTTGTAATTCATAATACTCTTTTAATGCCTTTTGTAATGCCAAATCAGAATAAAAGTCTTCAGGTCTAGAAGCACCTAAATGGATACCATCTAACCTTACCTTTGCATTTGCGAAACGCATAGTATCACCAGGGACTCCATAACCTGTATCTGTTAGCGCTCTCAACTCACCAAGACCAATTGATTTTCCGCTATCCGTTGTGAACTTATCTAGTGTGACTTGTCCACTCTGGAAAGCTACTAATTTATTAGTATCCCCTAAGTGCTGTAGCTGAACTACACGCGGTTGACGCAATAGCCAGTCATTGTAGGACTCTTTCAAAGGTGTCAAACCATCATAGTAAGACTTCTGGCTATTAGTAAGCCCTAGCAGGTTTCTCTTGCGAATCTGAGCAATACCTTCAAGCTTCAACAAGTCTTCATAGCTCTTAACTATAGGTATAGTTGAAGATCTGCAATGCCAATGTGCAGGAGGCAGGTGCGAAGTATCTGAAATTGGGTAGATAGTTCCATCGCGATGCGAGCATATTGCAGTAGTACGAGAGTCTAAGACAGCCACATACTGCCAACCTTGCAGAACCTTTTCATTAGCTTTGTATACTTCATGGTCTGCTTGTACATAAACAGAAGTGGTAGCAGTTACTGTCAAACCTTTAGCTTGATTCTTGGTTATCCCATAAGTGCTCTTAAAAATATTCTTAGCAATAGCATCTTCGGAAAGCCCTTCAGCTATGCCCTTTCTTATAATACCTTCAATACGAAGCTTCTCGTTATATCCAATATCTTTCCAGCCTTGCTCAAGTGTAACGTTATTATGCAGAGGCTGTTTTAATACTATGTCTTCAGCTACACGCCTAGGTGGTGGATTGACTCTCCAAACATTCCCAATCGCAGTATGAAGGTTGTTAGCCATATGTGACACTTGATCCTTAAAGAGATCTAGTAAAGATCTAGAGCTAACATTGTGAGCATTCGTCATTGTCTTTAAGATCTCTTTATCCAAGGCTTCTTGAAATGCTTTAAAATCTTTGCCTTGTAATTTGTATTGTTTAACTAGAGTGTCCACGCGGATAGCATGTCCATCAATAATCAACTCAACCTTGCTTGATGTTCTTTGCTCATATAAGCGTATCATTGCGGCGCGGTTAACGCTTTTATCATAAATCACTGTGTTTACGTTATTCATCTTGCCTC